GCTTTAGAAAAATCTGCCGCTGGTCAGGGTGGAAATAACTTTGTTGACGCATCTACTAAAAATGTTGATGCATCTCAGAAAACCTCAAATGCCACTTATGCAAATTATTCATTAGATAATCCAAATAAAGTGATCAACAATTTAAATGCAATGTAATTTATGAATTATCCGGGCTAAAAAAATCCCCTCTGAAAATTTATCAGAGGGGATTCTAGTAGAGTTTAACGATTAGTTATCTTCAGCAAGCTTCTGAAAATAATCCATCGTATCTTCAGTATCATCATTAACTGATACAGCAGGAGCAGGCTCCTCTCTGGTATCAACAGTAACAGCAGATAAAACAGGTTCATCTTCCATCAGAGTTGTTACATTTCCTACCGTAGTAGTACCGGCAAGAACCATACTAAGACGAGTCTTCAATTCATCATATGACTTGAAGTTGGTTGAAGCAGTAAACTCATTAAGAGCATATTGATTCTTCCATACTTCCTCAATGCTATCATCATTATCAAACAATGCAGATGGGGCTTCAAACTCTGACTTATCATAGTTCCAATAGCCATCTACCTTACGAATCTTCAACTTGAAGTTCGCACCCTGCCAGAAATCAAAAGGATTGACAGGAGACTCATCCTCAAATGCAGGCTGCATCGCCTCCATAAGTTTATCAAAGATTTTCTTACCATACCGAAAGAGGAATGCCTTACCCTCATGCTCAGGATGCCTGGAATCACTCACAACATAGATGTTAGAGTAATACTGCAACTTACGCTTCTGGCGACGAGCAATTTCCTTATCGGATTCTACACCAGAGTTCCAATATGCAGAGTTCATCTCTGATACAGGATCGTTGTTGCCGAGAGTGGTCAAAGAGTTCTCAATATACCACTGACCAGTTGGGCCTTGAAATGCGTGATTCCAAAGCTTTGCCCATGGCATATTTTCACCTTCTACAGCGGGCAGAAAACGAAGGACTGCATAACCATTACCTGTCTTATCAAGTTCTGGCTTCCACAAACGCTCGTCCTTATAGGACTTCTTTTCTTGGGATTGATTCTCGGACTGTGCTGCACCAAGCAGTTGATCCAAAGAATTAGATTTCTTCATTTGAGCTAACGACATTTTATATTTCCTTATGTTAATGTGTGTTATTGTATGTTGATTATTATATTGTATACTGTTTTATACAGAATGTCAAGTATCTTTCTTAACAAACTGTATCCTATATATGTCTTTATCCTTCTCTACAAAATTGACTAGACCATTCCATGCAATACCAATGCGCTCTTCTTCTAGTTCACTTGCTTCATGGCCATGATACAGATGCGAGTTGAAAACAAGCATAGTGTTCTCTGTGCAAGGAAATGATAAAGTGTGTGCGGTGTTTGGATTACCTTTTTTATAATGCTCTGTTAGTGAAATAAAAGGTTCAAACTCCATCTTCTGTTTTTTGAATATTAGAGGCGGATGCTCAGGCTTAGACTTTAGATACAGCACTCCACTGATAATTGAATTGGAGTGATTATGTACCTTCTGATATCCACCCTTACCACTAATATTCAACCAGCTCTCTGTAAGAAAGAACTCTTCATATTCCATCTCCAACACATTATCAAGAAAATTCTTAGCACACCATTCTACCCAAACCCTTATCTCTTTGAATTCAGGCTGAAGAAGTATGTTATTGAATTTCTCTGTTCTAAGCTTAGTTTGTCCCTTGAATTTTTCAAATGTGAATTTAGACAAATCCAAGTCGTCCATAAAGGTCTTAGGTGTTGTGTATTGCTTTACCAGACCTGTTGGAAATAGTGGTACGCCGGTCATACTATTTTTAACTCCTCACATAATTCATTCTTTGTTATATAGGATACATTATCCTCATCAAACTTAGCAGTCGAATCTACCAAATAAAATTTAGTGTCATATAAAGAAAACTCTCTGAATACTGCTTTCATCTGATTATACCAATTCACAGGATTAAACCCTTTTGCATCAAGAGGCAAATAATTATTCGTACCTTTGTACATATTGTTTAATGGTTGATCATATGAGCTTAAATCAAATCCCAAAACATAAACTTTTTTAGCACCGTTCTGACATGCAAGATAAAGTGCGGTATTACCAGCAGACCAGCCTACAGGATAATCAATAGGAACTACATCATCATTCGGTTCAACATAGGTAATCCAAACTCCGACATCCTTTTCCATCTTGAGTTTTAGATCATTCATATCAAGGTTTGGATTCATTGAAATAGCATTTTCAATTTTCTCTTGCAATGTAAGAGGGTCTTTTCCTGATATAACACATTGATCAGTTCTATTCTTACTTCTATGAATAAAAGCCTCTGGAATGTCATATCCCATAAACATCACCTCTGCAACATCAGCTGGTACTGGACTCCAATTAGCAAAGTGAATAACCTTTATATCTCCATACTCTGGATTGTCTAAGCAATAACCAGAATCATATATTTCTTGCTGCATGGCATAATCTGCCGCAACAAGATTATGAACAGCTCCATCACGATAAATCGCATTACAACCCCATGTCACAACCTCTTCATCAAAAATTCTACTATAGTGGCCATGTGGTCTGAACCATGATCGTGATTCACCATTACCTATGACAAGCGCTTTATGCATCTCGTAATGCGGCCCAGCTGGCAGGAAAGAGTTTCCTTGCATACTTGTCAATGCCCCATCCAACATTCTGTGTCTCCTTCTGTGCATCAGGTTTGCATCGTAGATTACATACACGAGCAAACGCATATAATGTGCCACTCCAATACCATTCTGTATACATTGATTGGGGTAAAACCATACGAGCCATTTCTGGTGCAATACCCATATTCAACATATTCTCATAGCATTGTTTGGCAAATTTGTGTGCCGGAAAAATACTATATTTTACCGTTTCCTCTGATGAACCTTGCTTCTTATTCTCTGCTGCAAGTCGCCATTCTTTAGGTTCATAAAATTCAACTTCTGTATCTACATATCGTCTTGACACTTCATTCCATGTCAATCCTATCTGATGCTTTACTAATTGTCTTGCGACAAATACGGGAGCCTTGATATGAAATTGCATGGAAGCATGACCAAAGGGACTCCAATGATTATGCTTTGCAAGATAATTGATAAGTCCAACATCATTCTTCTCATCAAATTGTTCGTGAACTTTTGCGAAGGAAACACGGGCAGCATTTACTACTGACAAATCATTTCCCATGCGATCTATTAGTTTTACTTCCATTTACCTTCTCCAACTTCTCTGCACATTTATTACAGTAGTCTTTCCCATGGCCAGCAACATCATATCCACATATCAAAGAGTTAGATACAATATACTTAGTCATCATATTCTCCTCTACGGAGTATGATATCCAGATTGTACTGGGACTTGGCATCCCCTTGTTCGGCAGCAAGTATGGCTTCTGCAATAGATTGTCTGGGCGACTTCACCGCAGTCTTATCGTCCTGTGAAACACCATCTCCGGCACGGTACAGCTGTTCATCTGAATCAATGCTTTTCCTCACCAAGTTAAGTTTTTGTTCTCTTGTCCACTCACTAAGATAATCATTTTCTTTATCGAAAAGCTCAACGATATCATCTTCATTCATTTCCATAGTATCAATGATATACTCTCCCATATGCTCTTGAGAGAACTCTTCACATCTTTCCATAATAACCGTATCGTGAGCCCATTCAATAGCATTAACAGGGTCTAATGGATTTTTTTTCTGTAGATCATCACGGTGCATTACATAACGCATACGATACGATGAAATTGCTGTGACGATAACGTAATCTTTAGCTTTCATTTCATACCTACCTATATCTCTTCACTTCTTCTTTCATGTAATCTTCTAATTAAATGGTGCCGGAGAGAAGATTCGAACTCCTGACCTGATGCTTACAAGGCAACTGCTACTACCAACTGAGCTACTCCGGCAAACCATTTATCAACTTAAGCTGAGTTGTGTCGCCTTTGTGGACGATATCCCTTTGGCCACGCCGGTTGCCGAGATGCTAGCTTTTGAACTCGCTCTGACAATTCAGAGTTAGATTGCTGCAACTCTGTACACTCCCACTCAAGTGTTTTTACTCTACTTGTCAGCACTTGAACTTCATTTTCCAAGAACGCTTTATTACGTTCAAGTTCTTCACTACTACTCATCACTAGACTCCTCTATGAGTTTCAATAATTGTATTCTATAACAATTCTTATCAATTGTCAAGAACCTTTTGTAATTTTCCATTAATTTTTTAAGATCGTACCATATATAATCCTCTGCTAAACGTCTGTTCCAAGTTTTAGTAAATCCTACGAGCTCATCTAGAATGATAAGAGTTTCAAGTGATACTCTTTTGCCAAGATATTCTTTTAGGATAAGTGGATGTTCAGAATTTTTTACCTCAAATATTGGATTAAAATTCTTTACAAATGGACGAATTTCTTCGGTGAATATGTCATAGAAATTGTTTCTTTTCTCTTTCCATTGTTCGTAATTTTTATCATTAAAATTTGCAACATAGCCTTGTTTATCCACAATGAAATTAGCAACTAGATAGTTCTTAATGTCCTCATGATCTTCATATTTTTTAGAAAGCCTGGCAAAGAAAAATCTGTCCTTACGTTTATAGAACGAATTTCTGGGTACACGACTCTTACCTTTGTAAGTTAAGAAGTCATAATCATTCTTACTAAAATGTGCTTTCATAGCACAATACATTAAATAAACGTCAATCGGTTCCATTGTCTAGATTGGTAATTGTGCTTGCCTCGGCAAGAAATTTAAGTCTCTTGCATTTGCTTCGATCTTTTCTTTAAGACCCTTTGAGATAAGAGAGCTGACAGACTCAGGTTCAATACCCTCTTTTTCGCAATAATGTAAAACAGCATCCATATGAGTAATATGCTTCTCTTTTGCAATGTTCTCAATTGCAATTGTAAAATTTTTTGTTGTGATTAAAGCCATTGGTATCATTTGTATCCTTCATTATATTAAGTTGGGGGGCTAACCATGGCCCCCCACGGATGTATTACGGCATCACCCGTTATGCTTATTTACGCAGAACGTAGAGCGGCATAACCAGCTGCAACAACAGCACGGCGTGGTGTACCCAAACGATACTTCATGTAGGTTTCACCATCAAAAGACGATACACGCTTATTCAGATAGATAGAATAACCTTCTAAACGTAGTTTACTGATCACCGCACGAACATTCTTAACACCATAACGTGCTGAAATCTGTTTTGCGGTAAGTTCTGCACCATTCTTTAGTGCATTAGCGACCTTAGCGGTCTGAGTAGTAGTAGTAACCATAGTATAATTCATCCTTTCAAGATGATAACAATATCATCAGTGACATTGTTTATAGAGTATAACATAATAATATCTACTTGTCAACTCCTTTTTTCAATAAAGTGGTGGGTTATTCTGTTACTAGGAAACCCACCGAAACCCTATCCAACTACGCTGCTAGAGCGTAATCTTGAGATGCAATATTATCGTTTGCATTTACGAATTTGACCTATAAGGCGGTCAATCCACAATTCTCCACTTTCCTATACACTGCCAGTCGATCCTATTTCGCCCCCATCAAAAAAAGATTAGGTACGCAATTCCACCAAGAAGAAATATATCTGCACAAATACTCCAAACTACATAAGCCTTAAACATCCACTTAACGGCTTCCTTTGCGAACAGGGTCTGGGTCTTCATCTTGACCCTCCCCTTGGTATTTAAATACTAATACAATCATACCAATCTCCTTTTGGTGGAGGCGTTGGGTACTGCCCCCAAGTCCTGTACAACTTTCAGTCCGTATCATCAAACTGTACTATATTTATACCATATCATATGCATTTTGTCAATACCTTTTTAAAAAATAATCAAGAGCCGGAGCCTTCTTTTTCTTTTACTGGAACAACCATTACATCAGTACCAAATGCTATTAAACACCCAATTCCGCCAGAACGATTTTCTACTACAGAAACAGTGCCAGTGTTTATATTTACAAAAACTACAATTTGGTGTTCAACACCATTTCCTCCACTAAAAATTACAATAGGAGATTCTTTATGTTTTTTAGTAATAAAATTTAACAAATTTGTGGCATTACCACAATATACAGGTTTTTGTGTCTGTTGCAAAGGTATTTCTTCAGCAGCTGCTGAAATGATTGGTGTTAGCAATGTTAAAAATACTATGCCACTAGCGATAAATAATCGGCAGGCCCCTACTATCTGTTTCATTTCGTTTTCCCCATTCTGTAACGGAGGATTCTAAAGCATCCAAATAATCACCCTTTTCTTTGATGAATTCTTGAACAGTGCCGTCTTCTGTAACAACTAAAATTACTACTTGGTTTGTATCAATCCCTGTCATTTCAGAAAACATTTCTGCATATGCAGAACCCTGAATATAGTAATTTTCGTTCCAATCATCAGATCGTACTTTTGTTGATGTCTTGAAATCAATGATTGAAAGAACACCATTGTACTTTGCAATACAATCAACCCTACCCGCTACCTTGTATTTATCACTATACAAACTACACTCTTGAGCATATATGTCACTAATATTACCCAACACATTATCTTTTAATTGGCCAAATAGACACCAAGGAAGAAAGTTTTTCTTATGATCTTTCCATTTATTAGGCCAGTCACTTTCCATATTATTAAGATAATCTTCGCACATATGGTGGACTTTAGTTCCTCTGGCAGCAGCAGTTCTGCTAACATAGTTTGCCACATCATTACCTACACGCTTACGCCATTCCATCAATCCCTGTTTACTTCGGATTGATAGAACTGTTGTGATTGATGGGTAATAATTATTATCCGGCGTTACATAGAATCTTTGCTGGTCAATTGTTGTTGTTTTTAGTTCTGGTAATTCCACTGATACATGATTAAATTTTGTCATTATTATATATTTCTCATTCTTTCAACTAATCTATCTGCTCGATTGGTTACTTGACGATACCATACACTGTCAACCATCTCATCTGCTGCTGCATTCCAATCTCTTGCATCAACGCCACGTTTCATACCCTTAAATTTACTCAAGCGAGTATATCCCATATTGAACATCATATTAGCAACAATCAATTTTACTTCTTCTGGCAAATGTTCCCACTGTACATATAATTTCTCACAATCTGTCAGTACACTCTCAACATCATCTTCAAATGCTTCATTGACTCTAACAGTATCAATGGACGCTCCTACTTCCCACCCATATTCGGGATCAGACTCAAGAACCAAATGGCCCACGCCAAAAGTAGGATAACCAAGGTGATCAAGATATATTTCGTATTTACACCCCTCATCAATTTCTAATTCTTTTTGTAATTTTTCAATATTCATTTTATATATTTCTCATCCTCTCAACAAATTTGATACACATTTATAAACTACCATGCCTTGCAAGACCAATATTTTGCCTTCCATTTGGGGCCTGGACTATCGCAATTATGTCTTGCTCTAAAACTTGCTCTATTTTTGGGATTATCTCTTTTAATTTCCATATTCGGATCACCAAATCGAACAATAACGGTATCACCTTTTGGCCCAGTAACATAAACAGCAGATTTCTTGGGCCCATCGGGAGTATAGAATGGTTTATTTAATGTAACCTTCCTACCCTGATA